ATTAGATTTATCTATTATTCCAACTCAGTTTAATATAATCAAAGGAAATTTTAATTGTTCTGAAAATCAACTTGAATCATTAAAAGGATGTCCGGAAAAAAATTGAAGGAAATTTTGATTGAAATTTTGATTGCTCTCATAATATAATAAAATTTACAGAAAAAGAAATTAAATCCAGATGCAAAGTTAAAGGAATAATTACAACATAAAATTTAATAAATTAGGAGTTAAATATGATATCAACACATGATTCAAAATGGAAAGCTATACAAAAAGGTTACCATTTTATGCTAGAAGCTGAAGAAAAAGAAGCTGCTAAAGAAAAAAAAGAAGATATTGAAAATCTTGAAATAGATATAGATCGTAAGACTCTTGAAAAGATAATTGGTAAAGGCACAGAAAAAAAGACTCTCGGTGATTATGCTAATGATCTTTTTACTCGGGTTCGTACAATTGTCAAAAAAGCAGAACATGAACTTGACAAAATGTCCTTTGCTAAATCTGCTCTTCCTGATAGAGAGCTTAAGAAAGCTCTCAGAGAACTTAGCGATAAAATAACAGATATCTCTATAAAACTTAAGAAATATAATCCTGAAGATATAGAAGATGAATCTGAAGAAAAAATTATTGATCTTCCAGAAGTTCCATCTAAAAAAGAAATAGTTTCTGAACCTATATCAAAAGAACCAAAAGAAGACAATCTTAAAAACAAAGATATTTAAAAAAAAAAATAAAGGAGTAAAATGAAAAAAATAATGTTAGTATTGGCATGTGTAATGTTAATTGCAATAGTATCCGGATGTTCTTCAACTATGGATAATTCTTCATTTAGTATGAACTATCAGAAGTCATTAGTAAGATCAGCCGGAGATCTTAGTGCTACAACTATATTAGAAACATATGAAAATATAGATGTGCTTAAAGTTATTCAAGTTGCAGATATCATAATTAAGTATCTAGAAGGAACTGATATTGAAACTCTTCAAAGAGATGAACTTATTATACAGATATCTGAGAAAATACCTTATGATAATCTTAAGAAGATAGCATTTTCACTTGTAAATAAACTTCCTGAAACAATAGAAATGAAAGATGCCAAAATTCTTCTTATATCTTATTGTAAAGGAATGAAAATTGGAGCACAAGAATTTTCAATTTTAGATCGAAAAAAATAGTTTTTATTGCTATAATAAAATATATATATAAGGAGAACATAAAGTGACAACTATAAAAAAACCACAATGGACAAATGAAAAGGTAAAAGCTTTTATTGATGAAATAGGAACTAAGTTCATAAGAGGTCCATATAGTTTTAAAGGTAAATCTTATGGATGGAAATTTATATCAAAAGGTGAAGAAGATCTATGTGATGATCAACAATTAGAAGACTGGAAAGTTAAAGTTGTAAAAATAGTTAATTAAAATGGATCAATTCACAGATAAAACTACAAAAAATATCCTGGATGTTAATGGACTAAATGAAATGTTTAACATCCAGGATTCTAAATTACCTATTCAAACAACTACAATAGATCCTAATAATACTAAACAAATCTATGAAGAAATGGGTAAATTAGTTCAAACAGGAAATTATATATTAGAAACACTTAAATTTCATGTTGAACATAATTTAGATAATGCTGAATTAGTAACTGGAGTAGCTAATGTTATGAATAGCATTCGAGATACTCTTAAAGAATTTACTAAAATATATCTTAATCAAATTCAACATGAACAAAAAATAGAATTAGAAAAACTTAAATTAACAGGTAAAAAAGAATTATTAGAAACTAAAATACAAGCAGCTAATAATATATTAAATTCAGGAGAAAATTCTAAACAATTAAATGATAAACAATCTATTCCATTAATTCCATTTTCTCCTGAAAACATAATTAAAGAAATCATAAAAGCAGAAAAATTCAATGACAGATAAAGAAATAATTGAAGCAGCTTTAAAAGAACTACCGGTTGATTATATTCTGGATCATAATCCTGAATCTATTCCAGGACGAATCAAAAAACTGGTAATGTTGGTAAATGATCAATCAAGGATAATTGAAAACCTTACCAATTGTCTTAATAAGATTCCAGAATTAATCAATAGATATAAAAATACTACTTCAAACTTTGACAATCCTAATTGTTATAAATAAAGCTATGGCAACTGGAACATTAAATCCGAAATTTTTTAATGAAGATAATATTCTTAATCCTAAAGTCAGGATGATTCTTCTTTCTATTATTGCTGATGTCAAAAAATCTGCTGAAAAAGAACTGGGTGAAAAAATACCATGGGATCATGACATAATCACTGGTTCTCTTATAGGAACTAATTATGATAATCAATCTGATATTGACCTTCATATGATTCTTGATTATTCTAAGTTACCTAAAGATAAAGCCAATCTTATGCAGAAATTTTTATCATTTTTCTTTAAATCTTGGAATAAAGACAATGATATAGATCTTTATGGGCATAAGGTAGAAATATATCCTCAGATTAAAAATGAACCACATTTCTCAGAAAATACATATAATCTTACTGACAATCATTTTGAAGGAGAAATTAAACTGGATAAAATAGCAGCGGGGCCAGAAGATCATATGGCAGCCAAAAACTATTATAAAAAAGCAAAAAATCTTAATTTAGTCAGATGTGAATCAAGTGAACAATGTCTTGATCAATATAAAAAAGTCAAAGCATTATGGACAGAAATCAAAGAAATGCGAAAAAAAGGACTGGCTAAAGCTACTCAGGAAAATCCATTTCCTGGTCTTAGTTCACATGAAAATATAGTATTTAAGCTATTGAGAAGAAATAAAACACTTCAGCTTCTTGTAGATATGATGAGACAGCTTAAGAAACGAATCTATGATAAAAAATTGATAGAGAATGGAAAAGTAAAATCGTTTAAAGAATTCATTAAAGATTAAACGTGAAAGTTACAATTTTAGGATCCAAAGGAATGTTAGGCCAAGAATTACTTAATCATCCAGCTTTGGCCAAATTTCAAATAACAGGATTAGATCTTCCTGAATTTGATATAACAAAAAATCTTACTAATAATCTTCCAGGCGATATTATAATTAATTGTGCAGCTTATACAAATGTTGATGAAGCTGAAAAAAATAAAGATTTGGCCTATGCAATTAATTCTAAAGCTGTTGGACAATTATCATATATATGTCATTCTACTAATAAATATCTAATTCATATTAGTACTGATTTTGTATTTGGAAATAATGATATTGAAGGTTGTCTTAATGAATGTTCTAGAACAGAACCGTTAAATATTTATGGAAAATCAAAATATCAAGGAGAATTTAATTTAAGAACATCTAAGTGTAAACATAATATTTTAAGACTTGAATGGACATATGGAAAATATGGAAATAATTTTATACATAAGATTATTAAAAAAGCAAAAACTTCTGATTCAATAAAGGTAGTGGAAGATCAAATTGGTTCTCCATCTTGGACATATAATTTAGGTCCTATAATAGCTAAGATGATAGAACTACAACCATATAAATCCGGTAGATTTCATTATGCAGAAGAAGGTTATACTAGCAGATATGATGTTGCCAAGATGATAGTTGAAAAACTTAATCTTAATTGTGAAGTAATTCCATGTTTAACATTTGAATATCCGACTTTGGCTAAAAGGCCTTTGAACTCTAAGTTTGATTGTTCTAAAATTAAAAATACTCTTGGAATAACTATACCTAATTGGAAAGAATCATTGGAAAATTATTTAAAAATTTACCAAAATAATTTATAATAAATTTATGAAAAAACAAATATTAATATTAATTTCTGGAAAAATAGGTGCCGGTAAAAGTACTGTAGCTGAATATCTTCATAATGAATATAAAGCTGGATTATATCATCTTGGAACAGGAGTAAGATCAGTTACATCTGAAATCTTTAATATCAATCCAGGAATTATATTCAATGATAAAATGAAAAATCAAACTATTAAAATCTTTGATAATGAAAAGATTACTCCGAGAGAATTACTTCAAAAAATCGGATTAGGAATAAAACAAATAGCTGGAAATGATATTTGGTGTAAAAAACTTTATTCAGAACTTAAAAACAACCATGATAATCTTATAGTAATAGATGATTATAGATTTCCAGAAGAATATGATTTCTTTGTTAATAAAGGTTATAAAGTCATGGGATTAAGAATCAATAGAAATAATGCAGAAAATAATAATCATTTATGTGAAAATCAAAAACTTAAAATAGATTATACTATATCTAATAATGGATCAATTGAAGATTTACATAAAACTATTGATAAACTAATGTTTAAATCTCATATTGGTAAATGTTTAACTAAAGTGTATAATAAAGTTTCTGATAATATTGAAGATCTTTCTTTTTGGGATTGGATGCTTGAATTTCGAAAAAAATCATGATAATAAATATTTGTATATGTAATTATAATGCCGGCAATAAACTTAAAGATACTTTAGATAGTATCAGTAAAGCCAAAAAAAATCATAATATTAATGTTGTCGTTTTTGATAATGCTTCCAAAGATAATAGTAAAGATATTATCATAGACCATAAAATAATTAATCATAGTTATATTAGTCCAAAAAATGTAGGTAAAGCACGTGCTATTAACTATATAGTATCTAAGATACTTACTAATATTTCAGATGATGATTTGATATTCTCTCTTGACAGTGATATATATTTAATTGAAGAAGATTTCTTTGACAAAACTATAAAATACTGGAAATTACTAAAGAATCATGTTAGTTGTTTGATATGTTGGCAAGAAGGTGTTAGTTTATACAGAAGACAACTTAAGTTTCAAAAATATAATAAGCTTGAATATTTTGTACCATCTGAAGGATATGGATATGGAATAGCTGGCGGAGCAATGTTAATTCCATATAAAAATTGGAAAGCAGTTAATGGTTATAGAGAAAATTGTGGATTATTTGGTGGAGATGATGGTAATCTTACATTAGATTTATTTAGAACTATAAAAAAGCCTATATGTGTAGTTAAGAATCTAAGAGTATTTCATCCAGGAGATAATAATATTGAATATAGAAAATGGAAAGATGAAGCACTTATACAACAGATTAAAAATGGAAAATGTCTAAAAAATAAAGGATTTTTTGAAAATTAATCTTAAAAAAATTAAATAAAAAGCTATAATATAAATATTAATATTAACAAAGGAGAACAAAAGTATGCGTATGCAAAAGAATGTAAAGAGAACAGCAAAGAAGACAGTAAGAGTGGCACCAAAGACAAGAGATCAAATTCTTTATTTGAAGAATATCTCTCACCGTAGTTGTGAACAAATTGCAGAAAGACTTAATATATCAGTTGATACAGTTAGATCAATTTGTTAAACAAATTCCTAGGAAGTGGTACCCGGCCGTATAAAAGGGCGTGTCTTATTAGGCTTTTATTACGAAAAGATAAAGCTGGATAACAGTAACCAGCAATAAAAGTAATTATTTTTATATAAATAATAAATAGATTTGCTCTTGGCAGAGAAATCTTAAATAAATTGTTTAACGCTTAAAGGAGGTTAAAACAATGAATAATGAAGTAATGTTAAGTAATATGTGGTCAAATCGACATTTTCCGTCGATTTTCAATCCATCAATCTTTGATGATCTTTTTGATGATCAAAAGATTTTTTCTATCAACAGCGCCTATCCATATGACTTAATTGCAATAAAAGACAAAGATGGAAATATCAAACAATTGCAGATACAATATGCATTGGCAGGATTTGATGCTTCTGAAGTTTCAACAAAAGTCATAGGAAATGAACTGAAAATCACAGCTGAAAAGAAAGCAGAAGAAAAATCTGATTCTGAAAATGTGACAGTTCTACATCAAGGAATAGCAAAAAGAATGCTTAAAGTAACATTCTCTCTTGGTCCAGATATAGACAAGAGTGGAATCAAAAGCAAATTCAACAATGGTCTTTTAACGATCTTCTTGCCTACAAAGGCCGAAGAAATAATAGACATTCCAGTTGAATAATTAAATAATCTCTGCCAAGAGTTTTTTTTTTCAATATTCTTTAATGGGGGTAAGTAAATTTTGGTTTCGACATTTAAAATTGATAATTGATTGCATGTGGCGGTTAATCGCAGGCCGCCTTAAAAAGCGATTAAAAAAATAGTTGAAAAAACTATAGCATTAGCTGCCTAATTTAAAGACAGCCATTTAACTAATGATAATATTAATTAGTTAATAAAAAATAATATTCGAGTCTTTAAACAAACTGGCTGATCAGCGGTTTAAAGTGGATCTTATGAAAAGCAGATAGTCTAATTTAGAATTAGCTGTTGAATTCTAAAAGACGATAAAGGATAAAACAGACAAACATGTGAATGAAATCAATTTAAGATTTTATATGGACGTGGGTTCAAATCCCACTACCTCCACCATATTTAATAAAATAGTTAAAAGGAGTAATTGTGAATCAATCGTTAGTAGAAAGATATCGTCCAAAGTGTTTAAAAGATTTGATTTTGGATGAAAAAACTAGAATAATGATTGAATCATTTTTACAGAAAAATGATATATGTAATATTTTATTATATGGAGCTCCAGGTATTGGAAAAACAACTTTAGCTAAAATTATAGTTCGGGAGCTTGGATGTTATAGTTTTCTATATATCAATGCTTCTCTTGATAATAATGTAGATATGATTCGTACACAAGTTCGTGATTTTGTAAGTACTTTATCAATAGATGGTAAGCTTAAAATAGTAATTTTGGATGAATGTGATGCTATTACAGGACCTGCACAAGCTGCTTTAAGAAATCTTATTGAAGATTCTGCATCAGATACTAGATTTATTCTTACATGTAATTATTTAGATAAGATTATTGCTCCAATACAAAGTAGATGTACTCCAATTAGAATATCTCATGAAGTTACAGATGTTATTAAAAGAATTCTTTATATTATTAAAAAAGAAAAGGTTAAGATTGATAAAGAAGTTTTTAAGACTTTTGTAGACCAAATAATTCGAAATAAATATCCGGATATTAGGTTAATTATAAATATATTAGAACAATGTATTCAAAATGGACAACTTATAATTAATTATAAAGATAATAAAGGAATATATGAAGAAATTTTTGAAAAGATTAATGAAGATAAATTTAATTTAAAAGAGTTTAGACAATTTGTTTTAGATAATGAAAATTTGTTTTCAAAGGACTATATTAATTTAAGTCAATATATATTTAATAAAACAGATGATCCAAATAAAATGGTTATTATTGCAGATCATATTTTTAGAATGTCTCAGGTTATAGATAAAGAAATAGAATTTATTGCTTGTATTATTAATCTTAAAAACTTAAATAAAGAAAAGATATAATTATGAATTTAACAGTTGAAAAACAAAAGCAAACTGAGCAAAATCAAGAAAAATATAAAATTATTACTGATTCATTTACATATAGTCAATATCATATATATATTTGTCATGATATTCAAGATGCTTATCATTATATAGAAATTTTTAATTTATTAAGAGATGCTAAAAAAGAAGATGCATTTCATTTTTATATTAATAATAATGGTGGTAATTTTTGGACATTAGTTCAATTTGTTAATAATATATTAGCTTCTCCAGCTTATACAGTTGGACATCTTGAAGGTATAGCGGCTTCAGCTGCTAGCATGCTATTCTTGGCTTGTAAAGAATATGATATTAAACCATATAGTTCATTGATGATCCATAATTATAGTTCAGCTATATCAGGTAAAGGTGGAGATCTTAATGAATATGTTCAATTTTCTGAAAGTTTTATCCAAAATTTCTATAAGAATATTTATGCTGGATTTCTTTCTAAAAATGAATTAGATCAAGTATTTGCAGGAAAAGATTTCTGGTTTAACTCTGCTGAAATATATAAACGACTTAAAAATAGACATAAAACATATTTAAAAGATATAGCTAAAAATCAAACCATAAATATAAATAAAAATAAGAAAAAAAAGGATTAAAATATGTCATATATTAAACAATGTAATATATGTGGAAAATTTGAAGGTGAAAAAGGAACAAAATTTTCCGGAAATGAACTTAGTTTAAATATTCCAGGGTATAAAGGAAAAAATTATAATCTTTATATGTTATTTGGTTTAATATATGAAGAAGATGAAAAGAAAATGTTAAAGGCAAAAGAAAAATTAAAAAATTTAGATTTAGAAGATATTTTAAAGAAAAATTTCAGAAATGAATCAGATGAAGAATTAGATGATCTTAAACATATAAAACTTGAAGAACCTGAACCACTTATATGTGATAAATGTAAAAAAGGAATAGCTTATCTAATGTGGCAATATGGCGTAGTTGGAAAACCAATAAAATTTTAAAATGAAATATAAACAAGGAACATTTACTCCTAAAAATAAAGAAAAGTATAAAGGAAAATTTCCTATCATATATAGAAGCAGCTGGGAATTAAAAATGTTTTACTTCCTCGATAGAAATCCAAATATTCTAAGTTGGGGATCAGAAAGCGCTATTATACAATATGTAGATACTACTAGAAATAATTCAATTCATAATTACATTATTGATTTAACATGTAAAATAAAAGACAAAAATGGAAATATCAATAAATTTTATCTAGAAATTAAACCATATGCTCAATGTAATCCACCAATTAAAGGTAAGAAAAAAGAAAACACATATATGGCTGAAATGATAACATATCAACGAAATATGTGTAAATGGAAAGCTGCGGCTGAATTCGCTAAACAAAAAGGATGTTCTTTCTTAATACTTACAGAAAAANATCTTNTTCATTAAATGACAATTGGATTTAAAATCTTATTAATTATTACTATATTATTAATAATTGTAAATATATGGGGAATTATTCATTCAATCAAAAATCAATAAAGGAAAAATAAAATGGATATTGACGTGACAAAATATTTGAAAAGCGTACCAGTTAAACCTAATAACAAATGTAAACTATGTGGAGGTCTAGGCCAAATAAAATTATTCTGTGATGGAACATTTACTTTTGTTAAAAATAAAAATACTGATAAATATCCATTTCAAAATATCATGTGTCAATGTATTACTAAACAAGTTTTTAAAACTGGCATAAAAACTATTGATTTATCTACTACTGGTCTTAATCGCGATAACACTGGAAAAGTAAACGAAGTTTTACTTGGATGTGAAATTATCAAACATGATAATATTATAACTAATCCAGATTCACTTAGTGGAAACTTTTTGGCCGAAATAAAAGCCAAGGACAAGCAAGATAACATTGTTTAATTCCTGAGGAATTGGATTATTAGGAAATACAAATAAAAATCCTAAAAATCCTATAGTTATTATAAGAGCAATCAATGATCTTACTGAACCAGCAGGAAGAAACAATGGTGAACTTTTATCCAAGATTCCATTTTGTTTTCCATCAGTATCAATAATATCAGTATCAATAATATTGATTTTATTTTTATCTTCTTCGCTCATAAATATATTTATATAAAAATAAATGAAAGACAAAGATATAATCAATGAAATCAATGATTTAAACTCTGATTTATATAAATTTATTTTAGAATTTAAATCTTCATGGAAACCTAGTAAAGTTAAATTTTTAGAATTTGTTTTTCCAAAACCTGAATCATTTAAAGTTCCATTATATAAACTTAAAGAAAAAACCATTAAAACTTATTCTAATAAAATAACAATCTTATTATTCTTTAAAGATAATTCAGTTATAGATTTTTATATGAATTCACATAAAAATTGGATGTACGTACATAAAATTCCATTTAAACATCCATATTTGCCAACACTCTATAAAATCTATAAATATTTTAAGATAAATCAACAATTAAAAGAATTATGACAATTATAAAAAAAATTATTCAATTTATTATCAATTGTATTATTGATGGTATTTTCAAACAATTTGAAAGTGATAAACATAAAATTGCTCGAATAGGAAAACCTTATATTGATCTTAAAGAAAAACTCCAAAAAATTGACGATGCTATTAAAAAAGCATTAATTGAAGAAGACGATGATGCTATTGCTATTTTAATGATTGAACGCGAACGAATTATACAAAAAATGAATAATCTTTAAAATTATTTTTTAGTTAAATCTTATTATATATTAAGTACTTATAAATATTTTTCTATTTTTCATTTTACTTTTACTATTTAATATGTATATTAATTTATAAAAAGAGAAAAAAGAGGAAGTGAATTATGTGATTAATTAATTAAAACTAATAATTAATTTATATCATTGAAAGGAAGATAGAAAAAGTCTCAATTATCTTTTAGCTAAATTATTTTTCTGATTTCTTATAATAAATTTATAATGATTTATATTAAAACTTTATGAAATATCTTCAAGAAATCTGTATAAAATATAAATGTCCTTATTATAATAATTCAAATAATATATGTAATATTATTGATTGGATTGGTGGGATCAAATTAAAACCAAAAATATGGATTTTAGAAGATCTTTATAATTATAATAATCGTATAAATCAAAAATTAACTGATAAATGTTCTTATTATATAAAAGAAAAAATTAAATTCAAATTAATGAATAATCTATGAATATTAAATCTGATATAAATTCTGAAAATATTTCTGAATTATTTAAAAAATAGTTCAATAAAAATACAGATATTAATAAATTTGTTTGTGATGATTATTATAAACAGTCTGAAGCCTATAAATAAACTAAAAAATCTATGATATATCTTAAAGAAATCTGTATAAAGCATAATTGTAAATTTTTTCAAAAATATTATGATGATCTAAATACAGGTTATTGTAAGATAATTGATATAGGATCAGGTAAGTTAATAAAATCAGGTAAAGAAGAAGAAATGGCAAATCATTGTATTAGTTGTGATTGGAGAATTAGTCTGCTTATACATTCAACTATTTGTAATCAACTAAGAAATAAATGTCCTTATTGGAAAAAATATGAAATTATTTATAAATTAAAAAATCTATAATATATCTTTATGAATCTTAGACCTGATATAAATCTTGAAAATATTCATGAATTATTAAAAGCTGAAAGTTTTATATAAAGCTTTTTTACCTATATTATAATATAAAAGTCAAACATATTTGATAAGATTTTTTATATTTTTTCATATACTAAATTTCCACAATCCCATATTCGATCATATCCATTTAACTTCATATTATTCCATTCACTCAATGATTCATCATACATATTTAAAATCTTCTGAAGTCTATGTTTCTGAAATTTAATCCGATTATATCTAACTCTACAACTCTTATCTAAATAAAAATAATTAGGACTACTAGATCTAACTAAGTTAAATCCCAATTGTTTATATAAATTACCATTGCTCCATCTTCTATCAGCATAAGATATTATTGGCAACTTCAAATTATTATAATTATTCTGAAAATAATCCAATAATTTTCCGCCGGCACCTACAATATTAAATGAAGCAATAGTACAAAACCGCATAAGCTCATAACCTTCTTTACCATCAAACCTTCTACGGCCAAATGTCATAACAGATACTATTCGATTTTTATAAAATAATCCTAACTTAACTGAACTTTTATCTTTACCCTGAATATGATACTTGGTTAAAAACATATCTTTATCATAAGCAGAAATTTCTCTTACCTCACACTTTCTTGCATAGATATTATAATCAGTTTGACCTAATATATGCTTCAATCTAGCCTTGACTATCTTTTGCTTATTAATCCATTCATCTTCAAATATCTGAATTAACCTAATTCCTTTCTTTTCACATTCTAATGTTTTATTCAAATGATACATTCGATCTTTACCATTAAGTTGACTATGCCAATATAAACCATTATATTCAATTGCAAAATTCTTATCTGGAAAATAAAAATCTAATTCAAAATCCTTAAATATATCTCTATTATGCATCCTAAAATTAACTCCGATTGACCTAAGATAAATTTCAAGTTCACGCTCTTGTATTGATTGACCTCCTGAATTAATAAATGAATTGCATATTAAACATCTAGGATCCATGCCATTATCAATATTACTTTCAAATATATTTCCACATTTCAAACATCTAAACTTATAAACATTATGCCGATTGACTCCTTTATATTCTTTAGATAAAAATTCAAATTTATCTGTCAGTCTTCCACTATGTATCCAATTTTTATAATGAGTATCCTTTCGCTTAGCTATTATTTGCTCTTTATTCTCTTCCCATTTTTGCCGTATATTTTTCTTTACATCTTCTCGTTTAAAAACATTGTTAACACCATATTTTTCTATGCATGTTTTCTTATAGTTTTCTTTCATAACTTCCATAGCATTATACAAACTACCATAATTATCTATCATAGTCTGTTTCTTCTTCTCTTTAACTTCTTTTCGCTGAGAAGGATTTTCAACTCCATATTTTTCTAAATTAACTTGAATTTTTTTCTGTTTAACCTCTTCACATTTATTTCCATGTCCAGGCAAATAATCTCGTTTAAATTTAGTAACCGGTTGTCCACATCCGCACTTACATAATTTAATTGATGTAACATCATTGATGATATAATTAATACGTTCTGCTATAGAAGAATTATCAGGAAGGAATGGTGTTGCTGTTATAATATCTTTTCGTAACTGATAATATTTAGTTTTAGAAGTCTTAGATATCCCAATAGCACCATAAATTTTAGAATTAACTTTTAAAAGCTCAATTAATTGTTCTTTTAAATTCATATAAACATCTTTATTTAATAATATAATAATATTTATAGGAATTTAAACTTATGATACAAATTCAAAATTTATTCAACTTTATCAAAGATAAAAAAAGAGCTGGATTTAACTCCAGCTCTCTTAGTTTTGCTTTGTGCAAACCGTTGTTTAACAACGATTAGTACATGAAAACACGTCCAGACCCATCTGCCACTACCTGGGAGGTAAGTCCATTGACTATTATCATGTGATAATATAGACCAGCTCCGAACAGGTGGTTGAGAATTCCGTACCTGGTACGTGCTCCAATCCTAGGTGAGAAGTCATCGGGACCGATAGCTCTCATTAACTGGATAGGAATATATGGACAATATATTATACCTGAATCATACGGATTATTACCTTTATATCCGAGGAGGATGTAGTTACCGCCTGCCATAACGTCACGGTAGACTTTCATTCCGCCTTGGAGCATTGTTCCGACTTTGGCAACGCCGATATTACTGACATCGACTTTAGTTCCTTTGCCCCACAATTCAAAGTCGCCCATTCTCTGAAGGAGACCGCAGACTTTAGGAGATGTGATTGCAAAATTAGCAGCGCCTCTACGAGTTCTAACAGCAACATCCTGAGATTTATCAAGGACATGCGTATAGAGTGTTGCAAGACGTTCCATCTGATTACGACCATCGGCACTGACAGGAGACCATGTAGAAACATGACCTGCTGTACCTGCTGCCATAACCATTTCAGTAATAAGTTGTCTATCTATTTCAGCGTTGAGCTCATAGCTGATTATATTGACCATTTCAGAATCTGCATCAATACCATGCATTTTCTTCATGTCTTCAGCAAGTTCAAGCGACCAGTTAGCAGCCAGTTTACGTGTCTTAGCCACAACAGCTGTTTTTTCTACTTTATATTTAACAGTAGGCATATCAACGCCAATTTTTGCCCATTCAGAATCAGCGAGTTCAGCACCTTGACCAGAATGCCAAACTTGGTTATCATAAAGTCCACCAGGTTGAGAAGTACCTGCATATGCTTCCCAATAATCGCCAGTTCCAAGATTACCAGAAGCACCGGTAAAGGTAGAATCTAGCTGGTTATAACCTATTTCTGTTCCAGCGGAAGCGTATTGCGATCCGGAACCAGTTTTAAACTGTCCGTTGAGTCCATACAGAGCTCTGAAAGCAAATGCAAATCCGATAGGAGCATTCATTGGCTGAACGCCGCAGACTTCATGTGCTAGCAATGTTGGGAATACACGTCTGACTGTCGGTATAATAACCGAAGGAATTCTTGTATCAGTTGTAGTATTCTGCATATTATAGACAGAACCAAGAGCTCCGCCACCATCGCCTGTTCCATCTTGAGCACCAATACCAGAACTATATGATTCCCCGAGTAACTCTTTTTCTGAGTTTTCAAGAACGACTGCAGTAGCTGTTCTGACATATTCATCGGCTATTTCATAACCGGGAATATCAAGAACTTTTTTCCACTTGTCGCAACAACGATTCTGATATTCAGAATCCAATTGTTCTGCAATAAATCTACGTTTCATTTTAAATTTTTAATCCTTTTTTTTATTTTTAATTTAATCATCATCCTCATTATATTATTATAGGAGTGATATGTTTTTATTTGATACAGTCTAAAAATTAATAGACTCTTATATTTATTAGACTATTATTTCAAGTCTCAATTTAAATTTTATTTATATTAGTTCTGAATCCATTTATAGGATTTAAAACTTTTGCTAAGCATTTTGGTATATTGATCCATTTCATCAATTTGTTTTATTTCAGGTTCTTTTTCTTCATAAACTATTGGTTTAACAATCTTCTTCTTAGAATTTGCTTCAGAAACTAATTTAGCTCTTTCTTCATTTTCAGATTTCTTAAAAGCAATAATTGCTTCATCAAGTTTCTTTTCTATATCTTCTTTATCAGCATTCTTAAAAAATGTTTCAATATAAGCTTTCATCTTAGGATTCATATCTTTAGTTTTAGATTCAAGAAATTGAATAGATTCAGCTGCTTTTATTTTTTTAGTCATTTCAATTTTTTCTAACATAAGTTTGTTTATTTGAGCATCTTTATCCGCGATGATCTTAGAAGCATCTTCCACAGCTTCTTTAATTTCCTTCTGGACATAATCATCAGAAACAAAAAGAAGTTTTTTAAGATTTTCCTGAAGTTTTTCAAGTCGACTTAGTTTGGCACTATCAATAATAGTTGATTTAGGCATAGATTCTTTGATATAGGTATCAAAATAATCACTGATTTTATTTACAAGATTTTCATTAATATTTTTGTTACGAAGTTTTTCAACGACTTTTAAAAGTTTTATACTGCAATCTTTGTCAATCTTTGACATTACTTGTTCAAAGAGTTCACAATGTTCATTATCTAATTTATGCATTGCTTGTTCAAAGAGTCTACAATGTTCATTATCTAATTTATGTATTGCTTTCTTAAAAATAATACAATGTTCTTTATCGAGTTTTTCAAGTTCATCCTTATATTTCTTTTCAAGAATATCAGATGCTTTTTTAAATTCAGCTTCTTTTATTTCAGAAAGTTTAGCATCAAAATTTTTTATAAGTTCATTTTTTTTATTTTCACTAAGAATTTTCTGTACAACTAAATCTGCCAATAATTTTTCAAAAATTTCTTTCATTAAAATACCTCTTCTTTATTAATTATTATTTATAAATATTTATATAGAATTTTCTATATTTTTGTCAACTATTGCTTCATATCTTTCTATATTATCTATTTCTGCAGCAATTACTTCTGCAACTAATTTATTAAATTTCATTATTATATATTCTTAGTTAAATTTTCAGTATAAGCTTCTATCTTTTTTATTATAATATCATCAGTTTTCTTTTTGGCTTCAGATATTTTTCCATCAGCTATATCAAAGATAAGACCTTTGATTAAATCTTTAATATTAGAAGATTCAAGTTTGATTTCTGAAGTTGTTTTTTCTCCAGATGTAGTAGGAGTTTCAGATGTTGCTGAAGTAGTAGAAACTTTAGTATCAATATCTTCTTTAGGTTTTTCTGGAAGCTCAGCATCCATTTTAAGATCAGTATTTTTTTCTTTATCTTCCATGGCTGATGGAATTCCTTCACCAACTTTCATAGAATCTATCATTGAATTAAATATATTAGCTTTTTCATCAGATTCTTCTGGCCATTCATCGACTGTCATCAGATCTTTAAGAAAATCTTTAACTTTAATTAATTTAGGAGCTTTAGATTTAGTTTGGGCAGTTTCAAGATCATCCCATATTTGAATATTTTGTTCACCTGCATTAGGTCTGACAAAATACATTGTTTTACCATTTTTATTAAAACTAAACAATTCTGTAGATTCATTCATTATTTTTAATTTTCTCATTCTCATTATTAATCCTCTTATTTTATTTATAAAATATTTATAAGAAATTTAAGTTTAAATTGTTATTTCTGGAGGAGTTGTAATTATTTCAGGAGCTGTAGGTTTTGTTATAGTAGGAGTATTATTGTTAATTTCAGGTCCACCTGGTGAAGGTGAAGGTGAAGATGAAGGCGAGGGTTCGGCTCCAAAAGAAGGAGAAGAACCAATAGGGCCGAGAGGAGAACCTGCATCTTGTGACGGAGAAGCAGAAAAAGGCTCGACGTTCTTGGGACCTTCAGAACCGATACCCTCATCATTTATAATAACCTGCCATTTATAACTTTCATTGTTATTCAAATACTTGGTCATATATTTCAAACATTGATTAAGATTATCAATACTGTTAAATGCTACTATTGCATCGGATCCTTTTTCATAACTGACTTTACCTTTGATATTAGGATCATTAAGCAAAGATATTTCTATTTCATAAGGTGCATCATCTTTAAATTTAATTAGTTTACATTCTATATTATTATATTTACCACTGTAAACCTTTTTAGAAAGAACTACACGTTTATATTTGTCAAACTTAATTCCAGGAATAGATATATCAGACTGATTAATAGGTTCTATAGCAGGTCCAAGTACAGTCTGCTTTTCATCTTCTTCATAATATGTCTTAAATGATTTCATTCCAAGATCTTATATATATCTTTGAAAGAGTTTATCTTAGGATAACTTTTAATTTTTTCTTCAACTTTAGTTTTATCTTTACCAAGAGTTTCAGCAGCTTTTAATATAACATTTTGCCAATCTTTGAATTTGATTTGAACTAACTTAACATAAATATCAATAGCTGTAAGTACAAGTTCTTGATTAACATCTTCAGCCAACAGTATATTATAGATTTGATTAAAATTTTTCATAAAATATTCCTTTTATTTATTTATAATTATTTTACAACATATGGATTGCCGCCAGTTTCAATTTTAGCTGCTTTATATTTAAGCTCTGCATTAAACATTGCTTCTTTTTCTCTTTTCTTATTATTTTCTTCGATTTCAATTTCAGTAAATCCAAGATATTTTTTCATTGCCATTTCTTTAGATATTTCATCATGATTAGCAGTTATATCATTATACATTGCAACTCTGGCTTTAGTAAGTTTAGCTTGTTCAAATAATGAATATGTTACAGGTTCAGTAAATTCAATGGCAAGATCATTATTTTTAAGATTATAAGAATCCCATAAACCGGTAAGTTTTAAATGTGTTATAAAACCTTTTGTAAAACCTGCAGAAAATCTATCGTTGATCCGCATTATAAATTTTGCAAATTTATATTCTTCATAAGAAATTGAATCGCCGATTTTAATATCGACTTTGGTTTCAGATCCAGCAAGTCTGGATTTATATGGAATTTTAAGACATTCATATAGTTTCTGCTGGAAATATTCAAGATCAGGAAGTTTTGTCCATTCAACTCTTGAATCCAATGTAGTTACAGAAGAACCAGACGATCCTTCTCGTTTTGGTAGAAAAATTGATTCAAGAATAGAAAATGGATCATAATCATTGCTAACACTGCCAGTAGTAGGATTATAAAATTTCTTAGTCTGATATCTTTTCATCAACTTATATACTTCTTGAATACCTTTGCTGAAATTCATTCCAGAAGGAATTTCAATATTAAAAATATATCTTGAAGGAGCTCGTGCAAGTCTATAGATAAGTATAGCATCTTCAATAAGACTAAGTTGTCTATATGCTTTTCTAGCACGTTCAAGTACAGGATAAACTATCATTTTATTATTATTATATATTCCAGAATCTATATAAGTCAATTGTTCCCATTTCATTGGAATACCTTTTTTTTGACTTAATTCAATTTTTTCTTTACCGGTTATATATTCATTGGAATATTGTTCATTTGATTTTTTTTCCTGATTATAAGAATCTATAGATTGAACATGTACTCCACCACTGGAATAAGAACTATTTTGTTGTGTAAGCGGCTGCTCTTTATCATTTGTATATACAGTAATGCCTTGTTTAATTGCAGTTTTATCAATAAGAAATTCATAAGATTCTGTAGGAAGATAATTTATTCCAATAATTCCGCGATCTTTATTTTCTTGATCTATAATATTTTCCCAAGCTATTTCACCTTCAATAACCATTGTCCTAACATTATTATAATGATTTCTATTCAGATCAAATAATGAAATATACTCACAATATTTTTCGTTAATCTCTTCTTTTTGAAAATCACTAAGTTTATCATTTTTTATATTAAGTTTACAGATATTTCCTTCATCATCTTTGCAAACAGCAGCATCACATATTTCATCTATGGCATTGGATACTTCCGGAAACTGGGCCATTCTGCGATAAGATTCAAGTCTCTTAGGTTTCTCAGTAGCAATTCCACCATAAACATATTGACTATAACTAGCTACATTATCATAGCCTATTTTATATGTTTCATCCGGACCTTGATTAAAATACTTTTCGAAAATACTGTTCTTAATAGCTTCTTGTTCTTTTTCTGAAAGACTATCAAAATCATTAAACTTAGGATTTAACTGATCAATAGCAGACTTTTCATAAGATTCTGCTCCGGATCCTTTCATCCAATTTACAATATTACTTAGAAAACTCAGCATATATCACATTCTCCTTTTATTAAAATTGCGGTATTGTCTGATTCTGTTCTTCTTCCTTTTTTTCATCCTTTTTGAAAATAAGTTTGGCATAATAATTACCAAGATCATTCTTAATTTTCATCACAATTCCATATTCGGCAAATGTAGAAGCAAGATCTCTTACAAAAATTTCATCTTTCCACATTTTTTCTATCAGGTCTTTTTCAAAATGTTTAAGTACTGGATCATTGACTATAAGAGTTATTCCAACTACACCTTTATCATCATAATTAACTATAGATACATTACTTGAAGTACCTTTATTATTATTCCAACTATTAATAACAGAATCTCTTTTTTCTCTTAATTTTTTAATTGATTTCTCCGCTTTTTCCTGTTCTTTCCTAAGTTTATCAGCTTCATTTTCTCCAGAAAGAGATGGTGTCTGAGTCTGATTTTGAATCTGGTTTTGATTAAGAGCAGCAATCTGAGAATTCATATTAAGATCTGGAGCAGAAGCTGGAGAAATAGAACTAGGGTCAGAAGAAAATCCACCAAGTTGAAAATCTTCGTCTAATCTCCAGTATTTCTTAAATGATATCATTAGTCACCTTAGTTATTTTGCAAAAGCAACTGCAGGTTAAGCAGGTGCGGCAGG